GGGATTAGTACAAGTGAGAGACCTCCAATTCAAGGTCGCGTGTGGACAGTTACGTAAGGCTGTTCGTGCGTGTTTCGGCGAGATTCACCCGCTTGCTGAACTTAGCCTTAAGACCGTGTCCAAGGTCGAGAAAGGGTGTTGCACGGTTTGCGAACCGCAGTTTGACGCCATGTTGGATCAGTGGCGTAGTTCTCGTTTCGAGCCTGTCGATGTGGATCAGAACCACCTTGCCGAGTTTAGAGCTCAGCTTGGTCGTAATGTCCCGCGAGGGTGGGATGAGAAGCGTACTGCGTTCGTACCCAACGGTCATGCAACGTCGGGGGCAACGCGTAGAGAGGGAGGTAATTGGAACTTTGAACCTTTCTCCCATGAATGCGTACCTGAGGTCGTTTTCTCTTCGGGGAAACCTCGGGTCGTAACAAAATATTCTTCATGGAATACTGCGCGTTTGGCACCTCTTCACCAGTCGTTGTATGGTGCATTGAAGCGGTTTGGGTGGTTACTTGTCGGACCACCGACCGCTGAGCGTGTTTCAGGACTTAATGGTGCGGAATTTCTTTCGTTTGATTATTCTGCAGCCACGGATAACATAAAGACTGAGTATGTCCGTGCAGCCATTGATGTCCTGAAAGACAAAGCAACGAAGTTGTCAGGCGAAGAGATTGCCTCTCTCGATGTACTTGGCGACTTAAGGATTGACGGTAAGAGCGCTACCCGGGGCCAGCCCATGGGTAGTGTAATGTCATTTCCCCTTCTTTGTCTGATCAACAAGACCGTGGTTGATCTCGCGCTGACCCAAATGGTGGGTAGGGGTGAACTTTCTTTCCGTGAGTGGACAGCTCATCGTCTATTGGTGAATGGTGACGATTTGCTCTTACGTAATCCACGTCGCGGGTCTCGTCTACCCGAGTATATTCGTATACAAGGGGCTCATGTTGGTTTGGTTGTCAACACGGAGAAGACTATGGAAGACGAGAGACTGGCTGAGATAAATTCCTCTCTTTTTGACAGGGGGGAGCCAGTAAAGAAGTTCAATGCATCGGCGCTCTGGATGGATGAAGGAGTTGATGATGTGCTGAGAATAGCTTTGGAGTCCTGCGTGGACTCCCGTACTTTTAGGCGAATAGTACGAGCTAATCGGCACATCCTTGCAAAACAGCCTGACAAGAAGGTTGTCAACTTACCATTCTGGGCGCAGCGGATCTGTCGGACAGATTCCGCCATCCGAAAGGCGGTCGTTTCTCTGCCAGAGAAAACTCGTCCTTCACCAATTAATGTTATGCCGGTAGTCATCAAACCAGATGACTATAAGCTATCAGCAGAAGATGAGGTGAAGGTGATCGAGGCTGAAGTGCAGCGGGTTCGACCCGCGGCTTTGGAGGCCGCTGGAAAGCGTGAGAGATTTAGGACCCGGTCCATACCGGGATCCCAATCTTATACTCGAGCGCTGAAACGGAGGGATGCAGTCAGACAAGAGACCACTCTCAAGTGCTTAGTCAAGGCATTTGAGAGCCGAAAATGGTCCGCGGTTCGTGAACAGGAGGAGGTGGCACCTCCCCCTGACGAGTATATCCCCAGTTTCCAGCTGTCGGATAAGTCTCGGATCGACGCCTTAGTCGATTTCATCCGTGAAAACAAAAGAAAAGCAGTTCGA